CAACTAATTGTTCTTACATTTCTTATAACATTAAAAAGAACTGTTTGTACGTAGGTTCAATTAATAACTTCCATAAGAAAAGGAAAACCTCAAAGTCAGTAAGGATTTTTACTTTCACAACTGACATAGTTAGAGATAAAATTAGTAGTATTAATTTACTGTTTAATCACATATTTGAGGACCATCCCGGTAAAAAAGTAAACGTAACAATTGGTCACGATGCATTCAGAGAGTTTTTATCCCACATACCAAAAATAAGATATGAGGAAAACAAAATATCTACACAGACTTTGTATGGTACCATTCTAAATAATAAAGGTATAAAACTTTGTAACAATTGGGGAGTCTTTAGTAACATGTGGCCCCAACCAAAAAATATAGATTACAAAAAGAATGGACCAAAGTATTTGGACTCTATTATGAAACTTAACGGTTTAAGTGGGGATAAAATTAAAAGGGTACTACACAGAGTTAGACATTTTAATGCGGACTTTTTTAAAACCGCCGTAAATTTATTTGGGAATGATTTTATTTTGGGTCAAAATGATGACGTGATTCAAAGTTTATTTGAATGTACAGTTAATTCTGAACCACGTATGGATTTCTCAGTTATAACATCTAAAAAAGAACGTAATAATATTTTTGAGATTTTCAAATTGGTTGCTAAAAATGAGGTGGACCTCCACACATTTTCAGACCATATAACATTCATTAAAAACATTAGACGATTTGAGGATGTAAAATGGGAATCAACGACTTATGATGAGTTTAGGGAAGAACATTTGAATCTAACAGAACGAAACCAATATTATACCAAAGGAACATTCAAACGAATTTATGGAGATAGATTCGAGGACTATTTAACCCAACCAATCAAAGACGGAGACAATACGTATTACCCTGTAATACTTAAAACCTCCAAAGAATATAACACAGAATCTTTCATCCAATCTAATTGTGTGAAAGGATATATTCAAAGAGCGGAAGCCTTAATTATTTCTTTCAGAAAGAATGACCCTGAATCAAAGGAAAGAGCCACGGTTGAATACAAAATCCTCAAAGAAAAAGAAATTGAAATCCAAAGGGTGCAAACCAGAGGAAGGTTTAATAAAGATTTAGAGGAGAGTTGGGAAATACCACTTCAAATATTAGATAAGAGAATGTTTGAATCCACCGAATACAATTTATTTGAGTTACCTAAGATTGTTTGTAAAGTTGGAAACAAAGAATTTATTTCGGGTTCTATGTTTGAAAAACCACAAAGTTATAGTGGTTTAAGATATCAAATGTATGTATTAAATGCAACTGACATCTTAGTTTGGGAGGATAAAAAGGTTTTAAATATTGATTATAGTGGTAATGACATAGTTACTATTTTGGATGATGATTTAAATTTCTAATATGAGTGAAGTACCTAAATTTTGCACCGACAAGTTCAAAACCACATTTGGTTATGAACCATCATTTATTCAAATAAAAATGGATAACGATGAACGTATTGAAAAACTAACTTCTAAATCAAGAACGATATGGTTTTCATCCGTTTTTAGACATAACGGTGTGTTTATAAAAGAGAAATTAGTTGAATATGATGCGATGGGTATATATATTTATATTTTAAGAGATGACGAATCTCCTATAACCGATGTGACATTCATGACCACTATTGATAGACAAAGTGTTTCAGAATTCACAATACACAATTTAAATAAATCAAAATAAAAAATGGAATTAACAACAGAACAATTCGAACAGAAATTAAAAAACGGCGAAAAGATGGTCGTTGAATTTTGGGCCCCTTGGTGTGGACCATGCAAAATGATGAAACCAACATTTGAAAAGGTCTCTCAAAATCTTAAAAATGAAAATTATGGAGTATCTCTTTATACCATAAACGTTGACTCTAATCGAGAAATTGCTCAAAGATATGGTGTTAGAAGTATACCAACAACTAAAGCATTTTCAGGTGGTAAAGAGTCTTCTACCAAAGTTGGAGTTTTAGGAGAATCACAAATAAAAGAATTTGCAAATAGTATTTTACATGGATAAAATGGTTGTCTTGTTCACTATGAAAGGATGTGCCTTTTGTGAACAATTTAAAAAAATGTTGAAAGAAGAACAAATTGATTTTGTAAATAGAGACATACAAGAAAATAAAGAAGAGTATGATATGTTTATTAAATCAACAGGTAATGATTTTGTACCCTCATTTATGGTCATAGATTCACCAAATGATAACCCTGTTTCTCATCTTTATGCTCCTGGCAGAGATTACGAAGAGTTAGACAAGGCAGTAAGTATTATTAAAGAACATTTTAGTTAGTCTATATGAATCTTAATTTTAGAAAAAAAGGTGAATTACATGTTCCAATCAATTCGTGGAAATTGGATGATGGTAATACCGTAGTTATCTATCAGGGTTCGCGTGGTGCGAATCCTGATTTAGATTTCATTGTCAAATATAAAGCTCCAAATAAAAGATTAAGAGCGCCATCCCATACACATTGGATTGTTGATTTACTCATCAAATCCAAATTCGCACCTGACGAACTTTGTGATTTTGTAAATGAATGGATTGAACTCTATGATGTAATTGAACCATTTACCACTACCGAAGAAAGGAATGAATATCAATTAATCTATAAAGACCACTTTAACGAAAAATATTTTACCATTGATAATTTGGGAGAGTTTTCGGTCGAGTTTTTATCTACATTAATTGAGTTATTTATCAGGTGTGAGAAACAAACACCAAACGCGTTCATGTTTAAAAACCTACTCCATCTAGTGAGTGATTATTGCCAAGGTAGTAAAGATTTTTATCAGGTTGTATCTTACTCTAAAAGAGTTTAGATTATAAATAATTCAGAGATTTTGTCTTTGACCAACCATGGCTTGGTTTCTAATTGACTATCAATTTCTTTAGTTAGGTCGTATTTTTTTAGTATTGTACTTATGAATCTTTGTAAATTAAAATCAAAGACATCCAAAACCATTGACTTTACTTTTTCAGTTAAATACGGTGAGTTGGATATTATTTGAATATCTAAGTCACTGTTATCATCTTTAGCGTCACTTATTTTAAATGTTATCTTATCCGTTTTAATCGATGAAAATAATTGGTTACAAACATATTCAGAATAATAAAGGTGAGCCCGACCAGTGTCTAATCCAAACCCATATGGAAATTCTGATGTAACACAAATAAAGTTTTCATAATACAAATAGTTTGGTTCGGGAAGAGTGTTATATTCCAAATCAAACACCAATTCTTTTTTATAATCTAAACTATTAAAGTATTTGTCTGTGTGATTATAAACATAGTTTAAAACTTTATCGTGAAACATCGGACGAAATGTGCTGTGAAACTCAAAGTAGTACTCATAAGTTTCTCTCCAACCTTCCTCATCATATTTTATTAGGTCTATAGTATTAAGTCTTTCATAGTTTAAATCTATCATTGTTTGTTTATTTTCCTCATAAAATCTTTCTTTTATTTCAGACAAATCAATAATTGATTTGGACTCAGTTTTACCGGCAACTACTAAAAAATTGCCAAAGTCTGAAACCTCTATTATAGTTTTATATTTTTTTTCCTTTTGAATTTCACATAGAATAAAATCTGCAAACTTATTAATTATACCTCTACGTGATTTTGGATTAATGTACCTCATACAAAATGTTTTTGAAATAGATAAACAAAAAAATTCAAATCCTAAATACTTAAAATAAAAAAAGGGGTTTTAACCCCTCGTTTTTACTAAACAGAATTTTTTATTTTCTGTAATATTTTTCCACAACCTTTTTAATTGACTCCTGAATGTTTTGGTTATTACTTTGTTGTGGAGCCTGTTGTGGTTGAGCCTGAGGTTGAGTTTGATTCAACGGTTGTGGTTGTGGTTGAGCTTGACCCTGATTACCTTTGTTTTTGCAGCCGCATCCCATATCTTTTTATTTTTAAACGTTTATTTATTATAAATATCTAATTTTAGACTATATTGTAAATAATTTATTTGAAATAACAAATATTTATCGTTATGGTTAAAGGTCTAAGTTTCAAAAAAACAATTAAGAGAATTCTCATAGAACAAAGTGATGAATATTATAAGATTTCCCCCAAAGAGTTTGAAGAACTGATGAAGTTTGGTGAGTATAATGGTAATGGTGTTAGTAAATTAAAGATATTCGGAGGAAGACCAATTTGGATTACTGGTGATTTAGATTTGTCAAATACACCAACAAATTCTTTGGGTAATGTTAAATATGTTGAGGGTAGATTAGATATCAGTAAAACAAATATTAGTGATTTGTCAGGTGTTAAAGTTAAAGGATATATTTGGGACGGAGGTTCACCCATTGAAAAAAAGAGACTTGCGGCCATTTTAAAAGAAAAGATGGAAAAGGCCGATGAAAGACGACAAAGAGATGAATGGAGTATAGAGGGAGGAGACGAAATAGGTTTAAGAGCCCAAGCGTTATATAAAAATTTGATAAATGATGAAAAAATTTTCGCCCCAACAGGAGAATACATAGGAGAACTAGAAGGTTTAAAGGCCGACTTGGAGGAATTAACTATTAGGTATAATGAAACAGAAGGAGAAGACGATGAATTATATAATAAGATAAGTGATATAGAAGAGAGAATTAACGAACTCCAACAAGGAGTGGTGGATGTATATAACATAGTACCAATGAACTATAACTATTATGGTTTACCTCAGTTTGAAGTTATTGGTGTTGATGATTTAGTAGGGGAAGAATATGCGGTTGGTGATGAAAGTGAAATGGATGAAGCGGCACTTGAATATGCTAAAAACTATGTTGATGAAGTTGGTGTTGAGGGGTTCAGACCTCATGTAATAGATGACCATTTAGATACTAATGCAATTGAAGATTATTTTAGAGATTTTTTTAATGATGATGTTAGGGATAATCCTGAGGTTTATTTTGATGATAGTGAAAAACCAAACTCTGAAGAACAAGAAAATAGAAAACAAGAATTAGAAGAATATATTGGTAAGGCGGAAGGGGCAATTAAAAAATTCGAACAAAAACAAGAAGACCTTAAAAATGAAATTGAAGACCCCGATGAATATACTAAACGGTATGACGAGATTCAGTCAAAAATAGACATCATCCAAGGATATATTGATGACTCACAAGAAGAAATTGACAACATGGAACCTGACGGAGAACCAACTGAGGATATGATTGAAGAAAAAGTTAATGATATGGTATCAGATAAAATGAATGACCCAAAAAATTCCTTAACTGAATTTGGTATGGATATTAGTGAATATGTTGATATGGACTCACTAGCTAAAGGACTTGTTGCTAGTGATGGGTATGAAATTTTAGGGTCTTACGATGGAAGTTATGATACTGAAATGATAGACAACGAGTATTACTACATAATCAGAGTTAACTAAATCTTTTTTTTATCACCAATATCAACTATATTAGTGATAACATGTCTAAAAAAACCAAAAATAATAGTTCCTTTGTTATGGACACCGATTGGATTTTCAACGGTACAATCGATGCAGAACAAAAAGAATATGTCCTTTTAGGGTACTTCCAAAAAATGAATAAGAATTTGGAAGAGATGAAAATTTACCCAATGTTTACGGAACTATCTATTCATTTGGGTAATATTCAAACATTACTATCCCAAAATAGAATTTTATATACAGAAAAAAAGTTAACAACCGACAACGATGAAATATTCATCAAAGATTTAAAAGTTAAAGACATACCAGATTTGACAGACGAAGAATTTTCTGAGTACCAAAAAATAATAAGGGTTAGTCAACCAATGTTATTCGATTACTTTAATATTGCAAAATCCATTTGGTCTTTGGCTTACGATTCAATTATAATTAAGATTAAAAGAAATAAAAATAACATTGAAAGTAAATCAGGTTTCTTTTATTTTAAATACAAAGACAATATATATGTTTGGAAATATACAATGAGAAATCTCAGAGGTTATAAAAATCAAACAAGAACTGATTCTAAATTAATATTTAGTGGACAAAGTGATTCATCCGTAATTAAGATAATTTCCCAATTATCAAAAACTTACAGAAAGAATGGTGAAAGTAAGTATCCGATATTCGAAGCTGAAAGTAATGATATGTTCCCATTAAATGAAACTGTGATACCAATTGTTAAAAGAAAAATTGTTTCTATGGTACATCAAAGTGCTAGAGTTAACAAAATGTTGGAAGATAAAAAAGTAATGGAAGATGGGGTTCAATAAAAAGTACATAAGTGAGATAGTTATTGAAAAATTAATTTTGAATCCTGAACTAATTGAAGTATATTTGCGGACGGACTCATTAATTTTTGATAATGGAAATAATAAAAAAAAATTCGAAGAAATCGCCAATGAATACTTTAAAAGACAAACTTTTAGCTAAATTAAGGCTACCCATTCACGTAACCTATATCTCAAATCATATTTTAAAAACCTCTATGATTGAGACTGAAAAATTAATTGGAGAAATGGTTGAGGAAGGATTGATTGAAGAAAGTAAGTACGGAAAAGGATATTACGTTGTAAAAAATAAATAATTATGTCGAAAGAAATGGTTAATCACCCCGACCATTATGGGGGTCAGGAAAATGCATATGAAGTTGTAAAGGTTTGTGAAGCGTGGGGATTAGATTATGACGCTTACCTATTCAATGTTGTAAAATACGTGGCTCGTGCTGGAAAGAAAGACACTGACAAAGAAATTCAGGACCTCAAAAAAGCGCTTTGGTACTTGGAAAGAAAAATTCAAAATTTACAAAAAAAATGAATGTAATTTGGTGGTTATTTGTATTTTCGATTTTATTTTATCCAATTTTTGTGTTATTGGTAATTTATACAGATAAGAACCCAAATTCGAGATTTACTAAATGGTGGAAAAAACACATCGCCGAAAATAACGAAGATTATGATTGAAAACTATATAAATAAAGTAACAAACGGTGACTGTATTGAGGTAATGAAAGAAATGCCTGAGTCATTCGTTGATTTAATTGTTACATCACCACCATACGGTGTGAATATTAATTATGATGTTCACGATGACGACATGGAGATTAGTCAGTACTTAGAGTTTACTCGTAACTGGATGACCGAAGCTTATAAAGTATTGAAAGATGATGGTCGTATAGCCATTAACATTCCTTATGAGATTAACAGACAAGAAAAGGGTGGAAGAATCTTTTTGGTGTCCGAGGTTTATCAGGTAATGAAAGAAATTGGTTTTAAGTTTTATGGGATTGTTGACCTAGAGGAAGATAGTCCACATCGTAGTAAAACAACCGCTTGGGGTAGTTGGATGAGCCCATCGAGTCCTTATATCTATAACCCTAAGGAATGTGTAATCCTTGCGTACAAGAAACATCATATTAAGAAAGTAAAAGGCGAACCACAGTGGAAAGGAGTTCCAACTCAAATTGAACAAGAGGATGGAACATTTAAGACCAAGGTTGTCTATCAGGATGAGGATAAGAAAGAATTTATGGAACTTGTTTTTGGACAATGGAAATATCTGAACGATAGCAGACCAATGACTAAGGCAACATTTTCAATGGATATTCCAACTAAGGCAATTAAGATTCTCACTTATAAGAATGATATTGTAATGGACCCATTCAATGGAAGTGGAACAAGTTGTGTGGCCGCGGAAATTTTAGATAGAAGATGGATTGGTATTGAACTTTCGGAAAACTATACTAAAATTGCTACTGAGAGGATTCAATCCTTCGTCGACAAAAAGCGACAACAAGTTTTAGAGTTTGAAAATGGAGATGAATAATCTCCATTTTTTTTTATTTTAACGATATTTATAATAAAATTAAAGAACATGAAAAATTTATTTAATAATTTAAGCGAAGAAGAAAAAAGAGTAATACTGGAACAACATTATCAAAATAAAGAAAATGTTGATGAACAATTAGGACAAAGAGTTAAGGCTGGATTACAAGGTGCTGCTCAAAAAGTTGCTGATGTTGGTAAAAACATTGGTAGTGCATTAACAGGGGGAGTTAATAGAGCTCCTGATATTGATGCGAATCATCAAAAATTACAATCATGGTCTAAGTGGTTATCTGACCAACTTAGTACTTATAAAACAAATGTGGAGAATATCTCAAAAAGTACTAGTTCATCTAAAAATGCAACTATTCCCGTTTATAAAGGTCAAGTTGATATGATTGTTGCCACTGCAGGTAATATCTTAGCACTTTTACCACCTTTACAAAATGAGGCAAATAATATAGTTAAACAGAAATTACCTGACCCACAAAAAGGAGCGGCACCTGCATCAGGAGGTTCTCAAACAACACCTGGTGTTGGAGCTCCAGCGGCTCAAGCGGGAACAGGTGGTACAGGGTTAAGTAGAGGGTTCTAATCTTAAAGTTAAAAAATTCAAAGTTTTATATCATAATAAATGGGGAGTAATCCCCATTTTTTATTTATAACTGAATATTTATTAAATAAAAATTATTATGGCAAAAATATCCTTGGACCCAATACTCGAAACAAAAATCGATAAGATTTATGAGGAAGAAAAAATAAAATTAATCCAAGAAAAATGGGAATCACTTTCAGGTAGAGAAAAGAAGTTAGTCTTGGAAATGATTAAAGAAATTTATCCTGAAAAATCTAAATTAATATCAGAGGCAAAATGGTATAACACCGTAGGTGATATTGTAGGTATTTTTGACCCAACCGGAGTTGTTGACCTTATAAATGGTATAAGTTATTGGAGACAAGGAGACAAACTTTTTGCGGTTTTGTCTTGGATTTCAGTTATACCATATGTAGGTGACTTGGTTGCAAAACCTGTTGTAGGTTTATTTAAAATGGGGGGAAAGTCAGCCAAACTTTTCAAAGCGGCCGCCAAAGCTGGTGACGCGGCAAAAATGGCGGAAATTGCAAAACAAGGAGGACCTTTGGCCGGGTTATTAAAAAAAGTTAATACTTGGGCTCCTAAAGTATTAGAACCTTTAGCTAGAGGTGTAAAAAAAGTACCAGGGATTGGACCAGGTTTGGTAAAAGGAGTCGAAGATTATATTAAATTGTTCAAAGATGCTGCTAAGAATATGGATGTTGCGGCGGAAGAGGCTATTAAATTAACTACTAAAGCGGCTACTAACCCATTAACTAAAGCTGAGGCAAAACAATTGAAAAATGCTCTTAATCAGGCCACTAATTTTAGGGGTGCTAGAGATTTTAAAGGAGGACAAAGTTGGTTAAAATATATGAAGTCAGATGCTACGTTGGCGTCTAAATTATCTGCGGGAGTTCCTCGATTGTGGGGAAATCCGGCAACAAGAGCGTTAATGAGAAGAACTAAGTGGTATTTAGGTCTATTAGACTTTTTGGGTGTCGCTAATTTTGTTGGACCTGATGAGTTAGAAACTAAAATTGATAACTTGGACCAAAAAGTCAATGAATATGCTAAAACGGACCAATCACAACAATATTTTGAGGAGGATATGAAAATGGCCGGCCCTGATGCTCCTGAAACTACTCAAACTACTCCTGAAAAGAGCGAGCCTTTGGTTAGTAAGGACGCAATAACCACATTAATTGGAATGTTGACTTAATATATGATGAAAAAACTAATTAAAGAGAGCGGTATTCGAGATATAAAAGATTTATCAAAAAGATACCCAAAGGCGGAAATCTATTTTCACCAAGATTTGGATGGTGTAACCACAGCAATTGCTATGAAGAATTATCTCGAACAACACGGTATTAGTGTTGTTGGTTCACACGTAATTCAGTATGGAGACAAAGAGTTTTCGGTTAAAAAGAATGATGCTACAGGTGATGTGATGCCGGTGTTAGTTGACTTTGCTCACGGTAAACCAATGTTTGTTATACATACTGACCACCACGATAGACAAGCTGGTGCGGAAGACACCAAGTCAACATCATTTAGACAATCTCGTTCTAATGTTGAAACCATATCACAAGTTGTATCACCAAAGGAGATATTTCCCGACAAAGATGTATTGTTAATTTCAACAGTAGACTCGGCAAACTTTGCAAAATACGACATTAGTCCAGAACAAGTAATGAACTACCTGTTCAAATTTGACAAAGATTCTTCTCTTTTGAAAAATAAGATGGCGATGGGAATGGTTGCAAATAAACTATTACTAGCATTTAAAAACAAACCAGGATTTTTAGAGACTTTAGTAATGAATTCAACCCCATCTCTGCTTAACATATTGGTTAATATTAGAAGTATAATGAAAGAGAAGGGCTATGCAGATATCCCTGAATTACAAAAACACCAAAAAGATTATGTTGAGAAAATGAAAGGTTATCCTGAGGTTTCTAACAACATAATTGTACAGTATGGCGGAGGTTCTATGGTTAAACCTGGTTCCTATGACAGATATACGCCATTCAAAAACAATCCTGAGGCTGACTTTTTGGTTATTGCTTGGCCTATGGGACTTTTACAGGCTTCTTGTAATCCATTTAAAAAAGATAGAGAACTTAAAGGAGTTAATTTGGGAGACATTGCCCAAGAAGTATTGGTAAAATGGGAAGGTCAGTTGAAACAAAGAGAAATACCCCTTTCAACCATTAAGTGGGTTTCAGAAGATGTGAAAGATTTTGGTCCACAATCAGTTGGATTTACGTTCAAAGATTTTGTTGCTTTATATGGTAAAAATTATAAGAGAAAAGAAGATGGTAAAGAAGAATTGATTAACATTGGTAATTTGATGGAAAAACCTTTTAATCAATTAACTGAGGAAGAGATTGAGGTTTTGGACGAAGTTACGATTAATGCTTGGGATATTATACAAGCAAATTCAGGAGGACATAAGTGTATTACTAATATTTCAGGATTGATGTATTTGGGTAGAGGTAAAAGACCTCCACAAGGAAAGTATAAATACGACCCAAATAAAGATGATTCACCAAGTGTTAAGTTTTTAAAGATGTTGCAAAAAGAATTTGTTAGAATATTACAAGAGAAAATTTCTCAATCTTAAAATTTTACCAAATCACCCTCTTGGATATTTTTAGACTTACAAGTACCACCCTGAACTTCTAAAACCATTTCACCTTTACCACAGTAATTTTGACATTCTTCTTCTGTACATGGGGGACAATTACGATGAATTTTTGTAATAATATTATCCTCGATAAAAATAATATCTAGATTAGTTATGCAATTTTTCATCCAAAAACAATGTTCATCACCTTCCATGATGAATAACATTCCGTTGAATTTTTCATTGAATTTTTTTCCCATCATTCCTCTTTGTAATTCTTTTTCTGAAACTACAACTTTAACATTAAACGAGGAATTATTAATATTTAACAACATAAACATAAATAGTTTACAGAATCAAAAATATAATATATAATACAATATTTTATTAAAATGTTAACTTTTTTACTTTTGACAAGTATTTATACGAAAATAAGCCCAACACCCCTTTCTATATAGTTGGTTATAACTAAACCCTAAAATTCCCCCAAAGATTTTTAGGGTTTTTGTTTTTGTCTTATATTTGTACCCATTATGAAAACAAGATTATCTGTAATAAATAAGAAAGCCAAGTTCGAATATGAATTTATCGAAACCTTAACTGCGGGAATTCAACTCATTGGAAGTGAGGTCAAAACCGTTAAAAAAAGTAAATTCTCAATCAACGATGCATTTTGTTTTTTAAAGGATAATGAACTTTTTATAAAGAATATGGTTTTAACAGAGAAAGTTAATGAGTTTGCACCTGATGTTAAACGTGATAAAAAATTGTTAATAAAAAAGAAAGAAATTAACAATCTCAAACGGGATTTAACAAATGGATTAACAATAATTGTTAATAAAGTGTTTGAAAATGAAAAAGGTTTAATTAAAGTTGAAATATCTTTGGCACGGGGTAAAAAGTTGTACGATAAACGTAACACAATTAAAGAAAGAGACCTAAATCGAGATAAAAAATTTGTAGGATTGTAATTTATTCGTATATTTGTAAAAATTATTACCGATGACCACCATAACACATACCATTAAAATCCAAAACGAGAAATTCGGTACAATCCTTAACGAGACTTTTATTGACCCTACTCAGTTCAAGTTGTTTCTTAAAATGATACAAGCTTGTATTGAATTGAAGACCGACCTGTCCTTCTTCAATGGTGTTGAATTTTTGATTCATATTCCACACCGTTTTCTATCTGATTCTATTATTACCACATCTCTCAGTAATATTGAGATGTCAGACATTGTTAAAAGTAAAATTGAAGCACTAGTAACACGATGATAACTTATAATATAGATTTGAAATTCATATTGATTATTGCAATTATAGTTTTCCTAATTGTTAGGAACTTTAAAATGATTGTCGGACTTATGAAAGCATTCCTTGTTGTTTCTTTGTTTTTTTATGTTATCTTTAATTACAAGGATATTTTCAAAGTAGGAAAAGAAAAGTATCAATATGTCGATAAAAAAGTAGAAGAGTTAGACCTAAAATGTCAAATAGATACGACTACTAAAGAAGTGAAAATAACAAAGTAGTTTTCTTGGTATATTAAACCAAGTGGTGGACCTGCAAAACGGGCTCAAAAAAGGAGAGAAA